TAGTGACGAATTGTGGTTGATGCTTTGATAATTGATGCACCTCACCTTAAGGCAGGCACTAAGGCTATTCGCTACGCTAATGGCGGAGAGCGCATCGAACTACTTAATGGCGCTACCCTCGATCTGGTATCTGATACTCGCGACTCATCTCGTGGTCGCACAGCGGACTTTCTCTGGATCGATGAAGTTCGAGAGATCAGTAAAGACGGCTACACGGCAGCGATCCCTACGACTCGCGCTCGTCCTAACTCCCAGACTCTACTTACATCGAATGCAGGCGACGCCTTCTCTGAGACGCTTAATAACCTACGAGAGAGAGCGTTATCGGCTCCTCCTAAGTCATTCGGATTCTATGAATACTCAGCGCCACAATACTGCAAGATTACAGATCGCAAAGCGTGGGCGATGAGTAACCCTGCGCTGGGTTATACAATAACGGAGGAGTCACTTGAAGAAGCTGTCGCTACTAATAAAATTGAAGACACTAGAACAGAGCTTCTATGTCAATGGATCGATTCTCTACAAAGTCCGTGGCCTCATGGCGTACTTGAGGCGACCAGCGACTCCACACTCCAGATTCCGATCGGCGGTTATACGGTATTTGGCTTCGATGTATCTCCATCTCGCCGTAATGCGAGCCTCGTTGCTGGTCAGATTATGGGTGACGGAAGAATCGGAGTCGGAATTCTCCAGACGTGGGAAAGCCAAGTCTCGGTAGATGATCTCAAGATCGCAGCTGAAATCAAAGCATGGGCGGATCAGTATCGACCTAAGATGATCTGTTATGACAAGTACGCGACTCAATCGATCGCTGAAAGATTAGCCAATGCAGGCCAGATAGTGCAAGATGTATCAGGCCAGCAATTCTATCAAGCGTGTTCGGATCTCCTCGATGGTCTGGTGAACAGCCGAGTAGTTCACAATGGGCAAGAAGAGCTGATTAAACAGATGAATAACTGCGCGGCTAAGGTCAATGACTCAGCATGGAGAATCGTAAAGCGTAAGAGCGCTGGCGATATATCCGCTCCGATCTCTCTAGCGATGGTCGTGTCAATGTTAATGAAACCACAACAGGTAGCGGCTATATACACAGAATGACCTACATGTAGTGTATAATTGCCCTCTATGGGTCTATTCGATCGTAAGCCAAAACAGTTAGAAGCTCAGGCTAACCCTCAGATTATGGGCGACGCCTTCTACGCATCTAACTATTACTACAGCCCTTCCGTTACTCGCCATGCCGCTATGAGTGTTCCTGCCGTTAAGCGCTGTCGCGACCTACTCTGCACAGTCGGTACTATTCCGCTTGAGTATAAGAAGAAATCTACTGGCGAAGAGATCGCGGCTCCTCGCTGGGTGCATCAATTATCAAAGCATCAACCACAATTCGTCACTATCTCTTATCTGGTAGATAGTCTCTTATTCTTCGGTCAGGCCTTTCTCGAAATTACAGAGACCTATTCCGAGGATGGAAGAGGCGCGGTCTTCGAGTGGGTCGCTAACACTCGTGTCAGTACTGAGGTCGATCCTTACGGGCAATTCGTAACTGAGTACCTAGTAGATGGACGTCCGCGTCCTATGTCTGGCTTAGGATCTCTCGTCACTATTCAATCTTTCAATGAGGGTATTCTCACTACTGGCGCTCGTACAATTCAGGCCGCTATCGATACTCAGAGAGCCGCATCGATCGCCGCTGGCACTCCAATGCCTACAGGTTATCTCAAGAATACAGGCGCGGATCTTCCACCAGCTGAAGTACAGGGATTACTTGCAGCATTCAAGGCGGCTCGCCTCAATCGTTCGACGGCCTATCTCACCTCGACTCTAAATTACGAGACAGTCGGATTCAGCCCTAAGGACATGATGTATAACGAGGCTATCCAGAATCTTGCTACTGAGATCAGTCGTCTATGCGGAATTCCTGCCTACTACTTATCGGCAGACATGAACACATCTATGACTTATGCCAATATCCTCGACGAAAGAAAACAGCTCGTCGCTCTAGCGTTTCAGCCGTACATCTCCGCAATCGAACAAAGACTATCTATGGATGATATCTCTACGGCTGGACACTACGTAAAGTTCGACCTCGATTCTTCATTCCTTCGCGTTGAGCCTATGGAGAGACTTCTCGTACTTGAGAAGATGTTATCTCTAGGACTTATCTCTACTGAGCAAGCGATGGAAATGGAAGACTTAACACCTAACGGAAGTGACGACTAATGGAGACTCTATACATCGAAGCATCCTCTATCGAGTGCAGCGAAGATCGCCGCGAGATATCAGGAAAGATCGTACCAATGGGCACAGGAGAAATCGGTAATACTAATCTCGGCGCTTACACGTTCGAGGCTGGATCGATCGAGATCGAGGACGTTAGCAAGATTAAACTATTCAGCCAGCATGACATGAAGAAGCCAATCGGCCGCATGACAGCAAGTGAAACTAAAGCCGATGGCATCTACGCGACCTTTAAGTTATCGCGATCCACCGCCGGTACTGACGCGCTAGTTATGGCCAGCGAAGGTCTAGTATCTGGACTTTCAATCGGTGCAGAGATCATCGCATCTAAGCCTTCACGCGATGGGCACACAGTCGTATCAGCGGCTAAATTAAAAGAAGTTTCTCTCGTAACTGAGCCAGCCTTTAAGTCTGCTCAAGTATTAGAGATCGCAGCGGAAGAAGCACCAGCTGAAGCCGTAGAAGAAACCCTACCTACAGAGAGCGAGGCAGTAGAAGTGGAAAACACACCTACAGTCGAAGTTACACCAGTAGAGGCCGCGGCTGTAGAGGCCGCTGCTCCTACAATTAAAGCGATGGCGTACACAGCGCCACGTATTGATACAACACCTCACGTATTCCTAGAGAACGCAGTACGCGCATCTCTCGGAGATGATAACGCTCGTCAATATCTCGCAGCGGCGTCAGATACAACCACTACAGAGGTCGCTGGTCTCGTACCAACACGTCAGCTCACAGAAATCATTAACAATAAGAGCACCTCAGGTCGTCCATCAATCGATGCGATCTCAGCTGGTACTCTTCCAGACGCAGGATTTAAGTTTCAGATCCCTCGCGTAAAGGCAGTCCCTACAGTTGCAGTAGCAGCTGAAAAGGGCGCATTCTCAGACACACAGGTCGAGATCGAATACCTCGATGTTACAGTCGCCAAATATGCAGGGATGCAATTATTCGATGTTGAAGTCCTCGACAGAACTTCGCCTGCCTTCTTCGCTGAGCTCCAGAGCCTCATGGCTGATGCTTACGCTAAGGCTACTAACGTCGCAGTCCGCACAGCGATTCAGACTGGCGCATCCGCAGACGCAACAGCGATCACCCTTCCTTGGGATGGCGCTGAGATGGCTGGCTTCATCGCTCGCGCATCTGACAGCATCTACACAAATACACTTCGCTTCGCACAAAGCGTAATCGTCTCTCCTACACAATGGAGCAATATCATGGGCATGGTAGATGGACAGAATCGTCCTCTATTCATCGCTTCACAGCCACAAAACGCAGCTGGATCAGTATCACAGTCACTACGTGGATCACTCCTCGGACTTGATCTCTATGTCGATTACTCACTCACAGGAGTAGCAGACGGATCTATCGTCGTAGTAAATCGCGATTCATACACTTGGTACGAGTCACCTCGCCTACAGCTTCGCGCTGATAAGGTCGGTACAGGTCAAGTTGAAGTTGGATACTACGGATACGGCGCGATTGCTACAAAGGCAGCCGCAGGCGCATTCAAGTTCAATAACGCTGCATAAGTAAAACCCTAAGTCGCTGGCGGCGGAGTGCCCTTCTCCGCCGCCAGTCTTTAGAAAGGATAAGAGCATGTCACTTACTACTATCGCTGAGCTTCGCTCTGCCCTAGGTATCGGTACGCTATATCCAGACGCAGTACTTACACAGGTCGTCGATGCCGCCGATAATGTACTTCTGCCCTTTATCTGGAATAACACTAATTTTGCTATTGCTCACTCAAACGTGGGAACAGTAGGGACTTTATATTTTGATTTTAAGGTAGATGATATCTACTATGTAAATCAGTCAGTAGTGATAAACGGCGCTGGATCACACTTCAATGGCAATAAAACTATTACAGGCGTATCAGGTTACGAAATTACAGTAACTACAAACCATGTCACAGATACTCCTAAGCATCCGTTCAATCCTTACGCGAGCGTAGCGGCGTCTTCTTATCTCGATCCTGCAACAGTCCCAGCCATTCAGGAAGCCGCGCTTATGATCTCGGTAGATATCTGGCAGTCACGTCAAGCGCCTTCGTCTGGCGGAGTTACCATCGATGGTTATCAGCCTTCACCTTATCGAATGGGCAATACCCTTCTAGCTCGTGTTCGTGGACTTCTAGCACCTTATCTCGATCCGCGTTCGATGGTGGGCTAATGGCTGCCATATCAACACTTCGCGCAGGGATCGCTACAGCCCTAGTAGATAATACTAAGTGGTCAGTATTTAGCTTCCCTCCATCGACCCCGATCGCTAACAGCGTGATCGTATCACCTGCCGATCCTTATATCTCG